AGTTCATAGTGGCCAAGCGGACTTAGTACAGCACCTTAATAACTGTGCAGCTAAGACTAATGATGCTGGCTGGCGCATAATACGTAGAAAATCGGCTGGCGATGTTACAGCTGCAATAAGCCTTGCCATGGTCGTAAGCCAATTAACTAGACCGCAACAAACTGCACAAATATTTGTCTAACTTGCACCATTAGTCCGTTTTATGGTATAAAGTATACCTATGGGTCTATTGTCTGCTTTGGGTATAAATAAAAAAACTGAAAACGTCCAAGCGCAATACGCCCCTGCCATTATGGACACAGCCTATGGCTATGGTTCATTTACAACTGGTGTTGGTAATTTCCCTGGTGGATTAGATAGAAATTATGCAATGCAAGTACCTGCCGTTTCACGTTGCAGAAATCTTATAGCTGGTGTAGTTTCATACTTGCCGTTAGCGCTTTACAAAAAGTCTAATGGTGAGGAGTTGGGGAACCCTCTTTGGATAGATCAACCAGACTATCGGCAACCACGATCCGTCACCATTTCATGGACTGTCGATAGTCTTTTATTTTACGGTGTTGCCTATTGGCGTGTAACAGAATTATATGCAGATGATTTAAGACCATCCCGATTTGAGTGGATAGCAAATAACAGAGTTACATTTACTACAAATAAATTTGGCACAGAAGTTAGCCAGTATTATGTAGATGGTGTTGAGTCGCCAATGTCTGGTATCGGTTCACTTATCACATTCCAAGGCTTAACACAAGGTGTATTACAAACCGCAGCACGTACAATACAAAGTGCGTTAGATATTGAAAAAGCCGCAGCTGTATCTGCACAAACACCAATGCCAAGTGGTTACATCAAAAACACTGGCGCAGATTTACCAGAACAACAAGTATCTGGTTTATTAGCACAATGGAAGCAAAGCCGATTAAATAGATCTACAGCATATTTAACATCTACGTTATCTTATGAAACTACAGGCTTTAGTCCTAAAGATATGATGTATAACGAAGCACAGCAATATCTTGCAACACAAATTGCACGTGCTATGAATGTACCTGCATATTACATAAGCGCAGATATGAATAACAGTATGACTTATCAAAACATTATCGATGGTCGCAAAGAGTTTGTAGCATATTCATTACAGCCGTTTATCTGTGCGATTGAGGATAGACTCAGTATGGATGACGTAACCGCCAGAGGAAATTCCGTAAAATTCAAAATCGAGGAATCATTCTTAAGAGCTGACACAATGAAGCGCCTAGAGGCATTAGAGAAAATGATAAATCTAGGTTTAATCGATGTGGAAGATGCTAAAGAAATGGAACAAATGACACCTAACGGGAGAGAAACAGAAGATGAAACTTACATTCAGTAGCCAGGTAGAAGCTGCCGATGGCGAGCGTAGAGTAATCGCTGGCAAGATTGTGCCATTTGAGTCCGTGGGTCACACAAGCGTTGGCCCAGTTGTATTCGCTAAAGGTTCAATTGAAATAGGCGATCCTGGCAAAATTAAAATGCTTATGCAACACTCACCAGAGCGCCCAATAGGTCGCATGCAAAAATTTAACCAAGCAGAAGATGGTATCTATGCATCTTTTAAGATTTCTAATTCCATGCAAGGACAAGATGCTTTAATACTTGCATCTGAGGCCTTAATAGATGGACTATCTGTAGGTGTTGATGTAAATAAGTCAATACAGAAAAAAGAATATCTATATGTAACTAGCGCTGTCTTACGTGAAGTCAGCCTGGTCGAATCACCAGCCTTTGGCGAAAATGCAAAGGTAACTAAAGTTGCTGCTAGTGAAAACGAAGCAGAGGACACAAATCAACCAAAAGAAAGCGAGGCTCCTGTGGAAGATTTAGCAACAGCGCCACAAGAAGCAAAGGCAGAGGCTGCTACTCCTACAGTAGAAGCCGCACGCCCAATTATTACAGCACCACTAATTCAAACATCTATCCGTACGCCAATTACATCTATGGCTGCTTACACAGAGCACAAGATTAAGGCTGCTCTAGGTAATGAAGATTCAAAGTTATATGTAACAGCTGCAGATGATTCATTTGCAACTAACCCAGCATTTAATCCAACACAATACCTAAGCGAGTTTGTAACTAACACACGCTTTGGTACACCAGCAATCGATGCATGCTCACAAGGCACATTACCAACAAGTGGTATGTCTATTTCTGTACCTTCTTTGGTCACAAGCGTTGGTGGCGGAAATGGTGTAGCACCAGAAGTTACTGTAGAGGCAGAAGCAGGTGCAGTACAAAATACAGGTATGGAAACTCAATACCTAACAGGTACAGTATCTAAGTATGCTGGTATGAACACACTCTCAGTAGAATTACTAGAGCGCTCAGACCCTAACTTCTATGCAGAGCTTACAAAGCAATTAGAGTACGCTTATCTAAAGCGCCTAGATCAGACTGTATTAGCAGCTTTGATCCAAGCATCTGCTAACGGCACAAATACATCTGCCGACCTAGATGGTATTGTTGCATTCTCAACAGAAGCAGCACGTACTATCTACACAAACACAGGTTACTTTGCACAGAATTACATCGCTAACCCAGCACAATGGGGAGCGCTAATTGGTGCACAAGATACAACAAAGCGTCCAGTATTTAATGCGCTACAACCAATGAACGCAGCAGGACAAGTTAATCCAACATCTATCCGTGGTAACGTGCTAGGACTTGATCTATACGTAGACAAGAACTTCACAGCTACTACATTTGATGATGATTCAGCGATTATCCTTGCACCAGAGGCATTCACTGTTTACCGCTCAGCACAGAACTTCATGTCTGTAAACGTAGTATCAAACCTACAAGTACAGGTAGCAATTTACGGCTACATGGCAACAATCGCCAAGATGCCTAACGGAATTGTTAAGTACAAGAAGACCTGATAAGACCCGTTAATCAATAAGTAATCCCCTGGGGTTTAGTAGCCCTAGCCCTGGGGGAGTTTTTAAGAGAGGAATACAATGCCAGCCGTCTACGTGACTACAGCTGAATTACGCTCGAATCTTGGAATTGGCACTTTGTATACCGATGCAACAGTAGAAGAAGTTTGCCAAACTGCAGAAGATTTAATTAGCCAATACTTATGGCACAATGATGCCCCAGTAGTAGGCACAGCATTACAAGATAACGTGGCAACACTTATGCTGGCTAATCCAAACGCATTTGTAACAGGTCAACAAATAGTAGTAAGCGCTTGTGGTTCAACATTTAATGGCACTCACACAATCACTGGCACAATACCGCCAAGCACAGGCACTACTAATCTAATTCCAGTATTTATGTATCAATATGGCCAAGTTAATTACCCTAATGGTTATTCATTTGTGCAATATGCAAAAACAGCAGCTAATCAAAATTTTCATAAAGTATTACCTTATGGCAACGCAAGAGGCCCAGAACACAAGACCCAATCTTATGCGAGCACCCCTGCAATACGAGAAGCTGCGATGATAATTGCAGTGGACATCTGGCAAGCAAGACAAGTGAGCCAGACTTCTGGGGTCGGTATGGATGGGGTCAGTGCTAGCCCTTATCGAATGGGTTACCAGCTGATTAACCGAGTGCGTGGCCTCATCCAGCCGTATTCATCACCTGCATCTTTGGTGGGATAATGCCAGCCGCAATAACCACATTACGCAGCACATTAGCGACAACACTTGCCAATGCTGGCGTGTGGTCAGTATTTAGTTTTCCACCTGCAACACTATTAGCAAACGCTGTAGTAATTACGCCAGGTGATCCTTACATAACACCATCTAACAATGATGAAATAAGTGTCAATCCGTTGGCAACTTTTAGAATACTCATTACTAAACCAGCATTAGACAATCAAGGTAACCTGGCTGGTATGGAAGATTACATTTTGGCAGTAGTAACTAAACTGGCTGCCGCAACCTATCAGATGAACATATCTAGCGTTTCTGCACCAGCAATAATTAACGCAGCTAGTGGCGACTTGCTAGTATCAGAAATTACTGTATCAATCTTAACGAGTTGGAGTTAAAATGGCATACCAAGGATTAACAGAAGAAGAAAAGAACTTTCTGGCCAAGACAGGTCAGATTACACACACACCAGTAGCGGTTAAAAAACCTGCTTACAAAAAAGAAG